TTTATCTTGAGCAGCAACACTAAATTTACCATAAGCAGGCGGTTGGGCATTAGCCAAGTCCCAAGCGTTATCAATAGAAACCCCAGTGACCTTCAGCGTAAAGCCTTGAGCAGTTCCCGACGCAGGTGGGTTGTTGAACACAAAAGTAGTATCAGCCGTAGGCGTGTAGCTGAACACGTTGCCAGAGGACAAGTCGAGAGTGCCAGTAGAGATGTCACCAACTGTTTCACCAGAAGGTGCTGCCTTAAAGAAGCCATTTGTGTAGTCGATGACAATGCCCATTATACTGCAACGCTCCCTGCCATATCGGCTTGTGTCATTACCCAAGTATAGCACTTATCCAAGAATGTTGCACCTGATTGTGCTTCTACGTCAGCCAAGTCAGCGTGGTAACGACGGAAGTCTACCTCACGAGTGTCGTCACCGGGTGTAGCTGTAGCATAAGCTGACAGGTCAATCATCACGCTGAACTTTGGATCAGTTCCACGTTGACGGCTGATTGCCGCTGTCACGATGCGGTAGTAAGCGTTGTTAAAAGCGATGCCATATTGGGAGACACCTTCTGCGATGTTATTTTGAATAGCCATTTGGATTCTCCTGTTTAGGCGTAAGTTACTTCAGATGTGTGTATCGTAGCGACCCACCTGATGTTGGTTGCTGCTGCACCAGTTACAGTAATCGCAAGACCACCATTAGTTGTGTCAGCGGATAGTGCCATGCCCCAGTTTGGGGTGTTGTCTAGGACAGTTGTTGCTGAGTTGACTAGCACTGTCGTACCAGCAGAGCCTTCCCTGCGGATCAAACCCTCGACCTTCCATGCTGCACTTGCTGTGCCTGCCGAGGCTTGCTGACGGGCTACGATGGTGCCGTGGAAGGCGTAGGCTGAGTTGTTGGGGAGGACGATCTGTTTTGTGGTGTTAATTGCAGAAGCGTCACCGTCTGTGCTTAATATTGTTGCAGTAGCATCTGAGGTAGTATCTTGCAGAACAAAGATACTCCTTTGATAGTCTGTCCCAAACCCAAATACTTCACGATATTGGACGCCATTAACGTCACCATATGCACCTTTTGCTATTGAATGATAACCATCAGCCGTAACGCTTGAACCCATTGCGATTGTACTATTGGATGATGCTGTTGCCCCTACACCAGAAGCAAAAGAGTTATGTCCGCTTGCAATATTACCTGTGTTTGACGCACCAAAGGCATGGGCTGAGATTCCTGTTGCCTTTGCCAGTTTTCCCATCGCCACCGAGTTAGGACCAGTAGCGCCATAGCTTGAGGTGTTGTTTGTTATAGCTGCTGCGAAGGAGTCTGTGCCTGAGGCGTAAGAGCCACCGAGAGCCATAGCACCAGCACCTGTAACCGCTTGAGAGCCTTGGACAGCGCTTGAATTACCTCCTATTGCAGTAGAGTTTGATGCAGATGCTACTGTACTATAAGAACCAGCCGCATTATTGATAGAAACCGACCTTGATCCAGAAGCTATTGCATAACCAATTGCAACACCGCCTTGTCCTGACGAATTTGATGACCTTCCCAAAGCAAGCCCATATGAACCAGAAGCTTGTGACTGTGACCCTATAGCCACAGCATTACTACCTGTAGCACTAGGTGCAGTAGGTGTAGATGGGTTTTCAGCGTATAGCTCAAGTGCTGCACCACCGCCACCAGCAGCAATCCAATCGTAGTCCGTACCAGTCCATGACAAGACCTCACCAGTGGTGGCTGTGCTTGTGTTAAGGTGGGTATCTACGTCAGAATCAGAGTAGCTAGTGTTATATGCCAAGCTAGTCCAAGCTGTAGAGCCATCACCGATCTTTATCTTGCCTGTGTCTGTCTCGTAGCCTTGCTCACCTTGTGACAAAGTAGGGTTACTGCTAGTCCAGTTAGCAGCAACATCTCTACGTATTTGTATCTTATTTGCCATTAGGCAGAACCCCCATCAAGAGCTTGTAGACTTGCATCATAAACAGATGAAGCATTTCCACCATCTACATCGTATATATTAATGTCTCTTGCAGTAGCTGTAACAAATACAGTTGCGGAACCAGACAAAGTAATGGCTAAGTCTGAGTTAGAACTCTCAGATACAGTTCTGCTAAGAGTAGTACCTGTCGCAGTATATACGCCAGAGCCTATCTCAAATGCTGTGCCATCTTCTATAGTATATCTTACTGTGTCACCATCAGCCACCCCTGCATCAGCAAAGCTCTGGTAGCCGCTTTCAGCACTACCCAAAGTTATTGTCCCTGTACCTGTCGAACTAGTGGACATCTTTGCTCTATTTACAAGAGTGACCATTGATCTTTAACCTTACGTAAGTTGAATTACACCGTTAGCAGCATTAAAGTCTACAGTAAAGCTATCACCATCGTTCAGAGTTAAGGATGAACCATAGTCATAGTAACCAACAATAGGATCAGCAGGTGTTGTTACTGTATCATCATAGATATAGATGTAACGGAATGGTCCAGTTGAACCACCTGTAGATGTCAGTGTGATGTCAGAAAGAACCAGCTTATATGTACCACTTGACTGTGCAGATGAAGTAGTTGTGATGTTACGAGAAGATATATTTGTATATGCTATCTCTGTTACATTACCAATAATACCATTACCATCTGATTCTGGATTTGAAGATTCAGATGCTGGTGCTGTGTTTGATAGTGCAACTACGAACTGGTCTGATTCCAAGTCCATATTGTGGACTGCGTTTTTAACGAAGTCATTAACCTTATTAAAAGATGCCATTTGTTTACTCCTTATGCAATACGTATTATGGCGTTAGATGCGTCTGCTGTGGGAAATTGAACTGTAAAATCCCCATTGATAGACTTCTTAGTTGAACCAAAAGAAACTACAGCAATAGCTCTGTTGGACTTAGATGAGTTATAAATGATACACCCATCAGCAGAAACAGTTACAGATGACCATGTGGTATTGTCATAATCGACTGTAGCAGTAAAACTGTCTAAAGCAATAGCTGCACCTGTTAGTGTGTTACCACCAGCAGTATAACCTACACCTAAAGCTTCATCTGAATTATTTGTAACGTCTGCGTAGTTTGTTGTACTTGAATTATAAGTACCACTTGGCGATACTTTAATCAGTGCAACCTTTATTGTGTCGGTATCTAAGTCATGTGTACCACCAAGCAGTTCCTGCTTAAAGCTGTTACATACTGCTGTAGTGATTGACATTATTAGAACCTTTATGGTAAGCACAAAGGGGCCAACATGTAGCCAGCCCCAATGTTATGCCTATTAGGCAGCGTTGTAGTTAGCAACAATAAGAGCCTCTGGACGCAGGATCTTGCGACCATAGAGGTGCATACCACGAACGATGTCAGCAAAGCTGTCTGGGTCACGGTAGTTCTCTACTTTGTTGATTTGCTCAGCAGAAGCAACAGCCTCGTCCTGACCAGCAACAACTACACCGTAGTTAGTAGACTGTGCAGTTGTACCGTTAGTACCAGCACCTGTACCCAAGTAAGGCAGGTTGTTGGATACGTAGATACGGAAGCCGTGCAGGTTGTTGAGAACCAAACCGTTCATCAAGCCTGAGCCACCGAAGTCTGCGTTCAGTACACGAGAGTCTTCGTCTTTCAGCATCTCAACAAAGATTGGATCGACAACCATCCAGCGACCACGTGCGTCAACGTTTTGTACGTCAAGCTTACGAGCCATACGTGCAACCACAGTCAAAGGAGAAACAGTTGTCGCAGACAATGCTGTTGCACCTGGGAGGCGTGGAGCGAGTGGGATGGAGTCACCTGCAGTAGCTGAACCAGAGATGGTCAAGTTACCGAAGTCAGTTGCGTCCAGTTTGTTGTCTGCCAACAGTTCGTCAGTACCAGCACCAGTATTGGCTTTATCGCCAGAAGCTGTTGTGTTGACGGCCCAAGAGCCTGCACCACCAGCGTAACCAGACAAGTAACCCAAGCATTCTTCATCCATGGCGTCTGCCATTTTGTAGGCTGCACGGTTGGCTGCCAATGAGGTGAAGTCTACGTGAGAGAACTGCTCTTCAATGTCATCCATTTTGAAAGCAAAGTAGTTAGCTTTATCAATAGTCAAAGAGAAGTCTGTGTCATCAAGCTTCTCTACGGAGATACCTGTGTGACGCTGCAGAGCGTTGACGGTTACGTCTGGCTCTTTTTGGATGCGAACTGTGTCGCCTTGGTTTGCAATCTCACCAAAGTAAGAGTTGTTGGTGATTGCGTTAGTTACAGCACTTTTACGCAGAGCGATTTGTGCCTGTTTGGAGTAGATAATCGGGGAGAAGTTCCCGTTAAATCCACCACCAGCGGTTCCGATAGCCATAATAATTCTCCTTATAGATATGGCGTGAGAGATATACACTACATATCCACTAAAGAGGCTCGTCTTGGTAGGGTAGTCAGCTATGCTCTAAGGATGGCCGTCCGTTGAGCGCTGGGCCTATAATCTGAGGTAGTTCTTTGATGTGGCTTTAGTGCTTAGTTAAAAGCATGTACAGGCAGTTTATGCCTGACACTGTACATGCCTATAGTTTTATCCATGATTGAATAAGTGTCAAGTTATTTCTTAGACATATCATAAATAAATTTACCAGAGCGCTGAGCTTCAAAGATCTCATCATTGCGCTTCTCGTATTCTTTAAGGCTCATCTTAGCTACTTGTGATTCACTGAGATACCTTGAGGAGTCATCTGCATCCAATGCAGTACGACCTTTAGCTTTAACTGAGGATGCAGCCGCTTTGTCTGAGCTAGAGCTACTCTTAGTCTTGATACCTTTATCTGACTTATAGAGATCAATAACACGTGCTACAGACTTAGCGTCTTCACTGTTCTCGTATAGTGCATCCTGTACAACCTTAGGCTGCTTCTCTGCCCATGTATGAAACGCATCATCAGCACGAATCTCTTGAAAGTCAGGGTGCATAGAGAGTAACTCAGCTTCAGCCTTATCTCGTTTAGCAGACGCACGTAATGCTTCAATCTCTTTCAAGCGCCCATCTAAATCAGCAGAGCGTTCATTAGCTTTCTTATCAGCAATAGCCTCTACGATACCTGCAACATCTGGGTACTTCTTAGCCCATGCTTCTACTTCGTCTTCTGACTTAGGTAGTACAAGTTCATTCTTTGTAGCTGCATCTAGTTGTGACTTAAGCTTATCAAGCTGTGATTGAAACTCTTTCTCTTTCTCTTGAGTGTGTCGCCGTAGATCACCGTAACGCTTCTTGAAGTTCTTCTCTTCTGCACTCAGATCTTCATCTTGTGCTTCAGCTTGTGGTTCTTCTTCTTGTTCGGTAACACTCTCTGCCTGAACTGTGCGCTCGACAGGCTCTTCGCTACGGGATTCCTCTTCAGCAGTTTCTTCTTCTGTTTCATCTGTCTGAATCCCTGCTTGTTTAAACAGAGCTTTTAGTTCCTCTTCATCACGTTGTACACGAGATATGTTACGATTATGAGACGCTGAGTCCGTCTGAATTGCTTCTGACATTTTCTTTCCTTATGTTGGGGCCAGCATTATTGCTGGGTAGCCTTATAGTTATTTAGGTTTAGTTATTATTTCTTCTTACGCTTCATCAAGCCGCCTTTATTTAGTCCTGATATACCATAGGAAGTGTCTAAAGAAGCACCGCCTCCTGTTGTATCATCTTGTGCAGTAGAAGTAGTTGTACCTGTTGTTATACCACTTGTGGCCTTTTTAGCAGCAGCTGTTTTGTATTGTGCACTTTTACCTGACATATCTTGGGATGTAATTGCCTGATTTGCCGCATTTGCTGCACCCATTGCAGATTTCATCATAGAAGTATGGGAGTCATTGTCATTACTGCCACTTTGTGGTGTAGGTGTAGGAGCAACTACGTCATTACCTTTGCTATTTGCAATACCTGGCTTAAGAACCTTACCTGTTTTAGTATCAACGAGTACACCGTTTACATACTCCATACCGTCATCTGGTGTTAGTAGATTTGCTAATCCCTCAGTGAAGCTATTACGTGCTTTTCCGTCTTCATCAAGACCACTTAAGCGGTTATGAATAGATGTCCACTTTTCACGTTCTGCACCTTTTACGTTAGGGTCTTCTAGTCTAGCAGTAGCACCCTCAATCATCTTTTTGTTTTGATGACGCTTAGCAACAGCCATAAAGCCAGCTACAATAGGACCGCCTAATACTGTGGCTAGTCCAGAGAAGCCCTTAGCTAACAGGCTATTGCTTTGCTCCATTGTTTTTTCATACTGTTCAATACCTACGTCAGGGCTAGTCCAATCAATAGACTCACGTTCTTGAGCTTCACGCATCATATCTTCATGAGCAGTATTGTTATTGTCATCTGGTGCAGTTACTACACCCAGTCCTTCAGGTACGGCAGGTGCAGCAGGGGTAGTAGGTGCAGCTGCCTTAGCTGTATAACCTTCTGGAATAACAGACTGTGCTACACCATTAATAAATTGAATATACGTTATCTCTCCGTTAGGACCAACGTACTCTTTCATTTCAATACCACTAAGATTAGCTACTGGCGTAGGTATACCAGTAGATTCAGTCATGTCAGTTACAGCCGAAGGGAGAGTTAAACCGCCATCAGCATAACCACGCATATAACCACCCATGTTCATCATAGGTTGCTCTTCTGTTTCATCATCGACAATCTGTAGCTCTGAGATGTCAAAGGGAAGCTCGTCTTCAGCCATCTCCATACCGATAGGCTCACCACCGATGCGTCCATTAGCTTCCATATCAGCAAAGCCTCGCTTGGCTTCATTACGGATGTCCTCAAAGAACTTAACGCCAAAGAAGCGTACCACATCAGCAGGTACAACATACTCACCTTCACTCAGTTGAGCAGGGATGTCATCACGTACTTCTTCTGGCATAGAGCCTGTAGGGACTTCATTGCCTGACACAGGGTCTACACGTTCACCTTCTGCGAAGGCCATTTCCATTTGTTCATCCATTACTGCTCCGCCCTCGTTGAATAATCTAAGTTTGCCATCTTTAGTTCTAACAGCAAGCTCTTTTAGTTGTGTTTTAGTGGGTTTCTTTACGCCCTTAGCCAATACTAATGGCCCTACCTGAATAACCTCATCAGCCTCAAAAACGGGAAGACCAGTATTCTTATCATAGAAATTACTCTGCCTGTAAGGGTTCATACCTACTTGTGTCCACTCAGGGTCAGATAAAAGATTACGTGCTTGTTCTTGTAAGACATAAGGGTCTTCTGGAACGTAGTCACCATACACACGAGCAATAGTAGCCTTACCCATAGGCTTCTCTTCACCTTTAGTTGTAGTACGTTTACCCCTAGCTATGTTTAGTGCTTCCTTAGATTCAGACCCAAACTTAATGTTCTTAAGGCGAACAGCCTGACCATAACCTAGCACAGAACCTTTAGTGTCGTTTTTACCATCATGAATAGATACGACCCAGGTGTCGTAGTTGTTGTACGCAGGAATATCTAACCTAGAGCCTACACGAGTGCCTGCAGGTATTTCAAAACCCTTTACACCCACAACACCAGTCTTTTGTACCTTCTTCCCTAGAGAACCCGCAACCTCAGTAACAGTAGGCATATTAGGCATAGACTCTGCTGTATACAAAGAAGTTATAGGGAGGTCTTCTTTAATTATTTGCCTAGCTTCCTTAGATGTTATATTCCCTTGATATAGATCTTCTGCTGCTGCTTGGGCTGTCTCTGTATTAGACTGTCGTTTATTCTCTGGTATCTTGTTAGCTTCCTGCCATCTCTTTAATTCATCAGAACTATCAAGAATAGCAGCGGCTTGGTCTACGTCAGCCTGTTTGCTTGCGGCAGTTAAGGCATCGCCTTTACGTAACATACCCTTAAGAACAGGTGCAGCTCCAGGAATAATACTAGCTGCCTCAACTGCACCCATACCTATAGCTTTTAAGTAGTTAGGGTCATCGCTACTAAGCTCATCTTTAATATCGGAGATGCCTTTGACAGTACCTACAGGAGTAAAGTCTAGTCCAGCTTCCATCATCTGAACACTTAGAGGATCACCTACGTTCTCGTACCGCTCATCAAAACTAGGAGCGCCTGGTGCTACTGCTGCACGTTCTTCGTCTGTCATATCAATGAGGCGTTTACGATAGTCAGCCATTCACTTTGTCCCTCAAGTACTTTAGTTGTCTCAGCGCTTTGATAGCACCCTGATGTCGATATAACTCTGCAGTATCAGAGATGTTTTCCATACTTCTATGTGTGGAAGAGATGCACCCATCAAGCTCCTCAATGAACGCATCCCATATCTGTTTATCGTTAACTAGCTTCTTAAGCGACATTACCGCTAAACCCTTGCTCACCAGGTGTTGGTGCTGTACCTACGCCTATCTGAGAGCCACCGCCACCTGAGGTGTCCTGTACGCCCTGTGGAGCCTGTCCTTCTGGTGCTGGGCCACCTTGGGGCATGTTTACACCTTCCAGCCCTGCAGGGGGCTGTACGGGAGCCTGAAAGCCTTTTAGGATCTCAGCTTGGATAGATGCGTCCTGCATAGAGTTAGTCACTTTGTCTGGGTCAAGGTCCATAGACTTAGCAATCTCACGAATGATGTAGTCCATCTTAGCGAAGGGAGCTAGTACTGGGTTCTGTGCAACCTGCAAGAACTGCATCAAACGCTGTGACCGTACTTCGTTAGCCATGAGGCTCTCTGTACCAGAGGCATGTACCTCTAAGTCACCACGAATCTGGTCATCAAAGTCAAACTGCATGTTGAATGAGAAGAAAGCTTTACCAAGTGGGCGAAGCAAGTAGTCATCAACGTTCTTAACTACCGTCCTAATAGAACCGTTAGCAGCAGACATAAGCATAGAAATACCAGAAGCTGTACGCCCAACGCCAGATACTCCGGTTTGTCCATGAGCGAAACTAGGGAATCCAGTACTTTCATCTGCTAGTACTCGTGCTTTATCAAAGAGTTGCATGTTCTCTTGTGCTACGTTAGGGAACTTGGTGCCGAAGATTCCTTGCCCCGGGGCACCGCCCTGACGCCGGAACACCTTGCCTGGGTACACAGATAAGTCTTGACCTGGTACAAGGTTAGTCTCATCTACTTCAATGATAAGATTACCCGATAGTGCAGCGTTGTCAATAGCCATACGCATAAAGCCATTCATCAACGTCTGTGTATCGTCCATGTTCTCAGCAATGCCTACACCAAAGAAGGAGTAAGGATTATGCTCATAGGGTACAGCGTAGTAAGGAATACGTGTAGGTTTGAATGGGTTAAGTACGAAGCGTAGTACCTCACCGTTACATACCCATACGTTACAGTTAACCTCATCAAGATCTCGTAGAGCTTTAGGAATAGCTACACCATGCTCTTCCAGAACATCCGTATCTACAAAGCCCCAGAACTCTAGTACTTCCCAACGCTCAGAGGACGGCTGTGTATCGTCATCCTCCATAGTCATCTCCCAGTACTTCTGAATGTAGTCTGGGCCTTTATCAATAGCTAAGCTAATTGAGTCAGACATAAAGTATGGGCGGTTCTTAAGAGCACGTAATTGAGTACGTGACATCTTATGACGTTCTACCACATACTCAGCATCATTCATAGACTTAGCTTCGGGGTCAGGGTAGAAGTCCCAAACAGAAACATGGCTACATTCTGGCACAGTCTTTACGAGAGGTTCATACTCACCTTCACCGTTCCAGTTAGGATACTCTTTATCTACAGCAAACGGACCCTTCATGACACCCGTTCCAAGTAGAGACATCTCAAATGCCATAGAGCGTAGATGTACAGAAGCACCAGACTCTTGAAGCTGATCGTGGATCTTCTTTTCCATCTTCTTAGCTGCAATCATAGCAGGATGGAATGTTACTGTGGTAGGAGTAGTACCGTCACCCTCAACTACCTTATCAGATACAGCTGAAAGTTTATCTTCTAGTGGGCCTAGACGATTAGCTAATTCTGATAACGTAGCTCCAGGTTTAAGCTCTGTAACACCATCCAGTAAGTAGGGTGCAGCGGGTTTTTGCTCAGTAATAGGCCGTAACGCATCTCCTGCTGCTGCAGCGTTAGGATCTACGTTGATATGTACAGACTCTGCAACACCGTCAGGTAATACAGAGGGATTAACAGATAAAGGAAACTTGTTGTTACCAAATAGTACATCAACAATCTGTCCATACGCTGCAAGGGTCTTAGTCTTAGTGACTTTAACAAACACACGTGACTTCTCTGTGTCTGTGAACTGTACGTCCTTACCATACAAACCACGATAGTTACGATAGGCTTTTAGCCACCGCTCTTCATCTGCAAACCTAGCATCTTCTGCACGTTTATAGCGCTCAGCTACAAAAGCAACTACACTAGACTTAGTTTCAAAGATACTGTCCGTACTGTCTTCAGCAGCTACGACTTCATCTGTTTCAAACATTTCTTCTTGTTCTGCCATAATCAATACCCGAATTGTGGATCACTAGCTTGAAAACCAGTGCGTTGTTTTGCTGGGTTAAAGTCCCATATGCTGCTACGTGGACGTGTCATAATACCGTATCTTAGAGCGTCATACAAGTGATCCTCTGCGTGAGTATCAACATCTTCTGGGTTTTTCTTGTCCAGAGGAATACTAGGAATCTGTGCTATCGTGTTTGTACAGTTACTCATAAACACTAGTTGAGGCTTTTCAGTGAACTCATCCACCTTTAAACGCCTATGTATTTCGTTCTTACCTGCGACACGTGAACCTCTTGACCGATCAGAGGGACGCCAACGACAACCCTTCATGTTCATCTGCTCTGCCAAGCTAGGTCCAGTGTCGCCACGGTTGTGCCATAAAGAACTATCCAGCACCCCGTATCTCATTGTACCATCTCTTGCTTCTGCTTCCAATATCAAATCTGCTAAGTCAGAAGCTGTAACTTTAGATACATACATCTCACGGTACACAATTACTTGTTCATCAGGAGCTACAGCAAACCAGAGAACACCAGTGTAACTACCATAACCGTAATCGCAAGCCCTAAACTTTGCCCAAGAGTCAGGTATCTCAAATGAGTCCACGACATGTATCTTTCTGTCAAACTCTGGAAAAGCGGCACCTTCATTAATATCCCAGTTACCTTCAAGTAACTGCTTACGCTGATGCTCCGGCAGAGAGAGAAGCATCGCTTCATAGTCGCCAGAGTCAGATAAGTACGGATTATCAAATAGAGAGGCGGGAATAAAACGCCGCTTAAATAGAGGCTGACCTTCTTTACTATGCCCTTTAGGAAAGGTAATAGTTTCCCCAGAATCCAAATGCGTTGCCCAAAAAGCTTTACCTGCTCTTTCAGGGTCAATAAACATTTTCTTAACCCAAGCATGTCCTGCTCCTCCGGGGTTTGTTGTTGCTCTCATGTAGAGACCAAGAGTTGACGAATGTGCAGATCTCAAGCGAGATCTCATATAATCCCAAGCGTAAGGTGTAGTCCATTGAGTAAGTTCGTCAAATCCAATCCAGTTAAAAGCCTGACCCTGATAGCGTGTGACATCTGTATCCTTATCCAAGTATGACATCCAGAGGCGACCACCTCTAGGTGAGATCCACTGAGACTTACGCTCTGACCATTTAATGCCCGGAATAGCACGAGGGTATAGCTCCTGAGACTTTTGTATTAGTTCCCTTAGTTCTTCTGTTGTGTGACGTACAAGTAGGCCACTAAAGTTAGGATCGTTTAAACCATGTAGCGGGTCAGCTAACATAGCGTAGGATTTGCCACCACCAGCTGCGCCACCATAGAGAACCTCACGTTCTGACGAACTAAGAAAGTGCGTCTGGGGGCCGGGGTTTGGCTTGAAAACCACATCCATAGCCACATCTACATCATACTCAGGTGCTTTGACTTGTGCAGGAACAGTCTCTACTTTGGGGGTGGCGACTGCTTCAACCGTCTCTGTCAATTTCTGCGTATGCCCCGACCCCTTGGGTTTCAAGTTTTTTGATTTCCTCAAGGGTTTCTTTGAGCCACTTGGCAAGCTTGCGCTTAATTGCAGCTGCTTTTCTACGTTTCTGCTCAATCTCAACTCTTTTCTTTAAACCTGTGTGGCCTATGTCACGGCCTGTCTCTTTGCTTAACCAGTGTGCTACTGCACGATAACTATACTGCTTAAGGTGTCGTTTAGCAAGCTCTAAAGCTTCTAACTCAGATTCAATGGGTACGAGTAACTTATCGTTGTCGGGGTGCAGTTTATAGCCAAAAGGTATACGTCTTGTTATCCTGACTATAGTATGCCACTTCTTGTTGTGATCTTTTGGCGGTAACGGTAACTGCCAGAAGCCTAAATCTCTCTCAGGTACTATTCGTTTGAACCTTCTTTTGGTGGCAGGTAGAATATGCCTCCACCGCCAGATGTTACGTCTACTTTGTCTACCTTACCAAGTCCTGCACGATCTAGCAAGTCTTTTGCTGCTACCATCTTCTCTTTAATGCCTAACTCAGTAGGGTCAGACAGAGCGCCTACCATTGCCATAGCTGCTTTGGGTGCAGTACGTGCAAAGTAAGTCCGTGTCTTCTCACCAATCTCATCTTTAAGAGATTCTACAATAGCTGCTGTGCTTGAAGCAGGAGCATAGCCTGCAAGTTTCTTAGCTGCTACCACGTCACCACCAGCCTCATCAAAGAGCACCTCTAAGAAGCGCTGTTGCTGTTCTGTAAGAACTCTAGCCATAATGTATTCCTTATAGGGGATTATCGACTAGCTCGTCATACGCTTTCCAGATATCATCTACTTCTGTCTGTAGAGTATTTAGCGTATCGCCTAGTCCATCTGTAATAGTTGTAGCCTTATCTACTTGACTACGTAAGTCTAAAAGCACCTTCTGTTGCTCTAAGATTTGTGTCATATTAGTAGATAGCTGTGCAAGCTTAGTATTTAGTCCACGCACATCATTGTCAAGTATAGCTTGCTCTAATGTTTGGATACGAGAGGTAAGCTCCGCAGCTTTTGCGTTGAATGAATCACTATTCTCCGCAACCTGTGCAATACCAGCTTCTACACCATAGAAACGCTGTAGTGTATCATAAGACCAATACACACCACCTGCAACTGTAGAAAGAACTGGAAGTGCCACAGCAACCATCCAGCCCTTAATGTTGTATCCACCTACGCTAAACTCAAAGTCCATCATTGTGTTGGCATTGCCCCATACTGATTAATGTATTCACCTGCTGCGTAAATCTCTGTAGCATTCTTCATCTCAGGTGTCAAGTAGCCCTGGAAGCCTGTACCAAAGCCTGACTCATCCCAAGTGATAACAAACTCATCAACAGCCTGTGTATATGTGATAGCTGTGTAGCTACCAACCATGTAGTTACCCTGTGCAGCATAGTTGTCTACAGATGCTGTAAGTTCATCGTTATTAGCCGCAGCCATGTAAGCACCAGCTTGTTGTGCAAAAGTCTCTACAGCTGTTACTGCCTCGTTATACTCGTTAACTTCAACAGCGTCTAATCTATATGCGTCTGTCTCAAGCATACCTTGTAGCTCAACCTGCTCAGGCTTAGTGTCTGCCTCTGATGCTACGGAAGCTACCTCAACTGCTGTCATAACTACAGCTGTAGCAGCAGTAAGATTATCTACTGCAGTGTTCAAGCTATTCATAGCCGCTGCATGTTCCTGCATAAACATCTGCTCAGCTGTCTGAGCAATGGCATAGTCATGTTGTAGTACAAGATCTTTAGCTTCTAGGTATGCACTTAGCTCATTTGTGGTAATAATACCCTCACTAAGTGCATCATCGTTAATCACACCACCAATAGCAGCATAACCTACAGCACCTACAGTCATAACACCACTGTTAGTGATACGATCCTGAATATCGCCAATAGAAGCGATAAGCATGTCAATCTTCTCTTGACCAGTTAGCTCGTAGTTAGTCTCTTGTGCGCTTACTGCTGCGGAAACGCTCACTAAGGCTGAGCTTAGGAGTATTGTCTTCAACGATCTCTTCATCTGTGTCTTCCTCTCCTACCCTAAGTAGGGTATCCCAAAACGCTTTATCTGTCTCATACCCAACGATATAAAGCGCTGGACTCTCTCTGTACTTCTTTATCGCTGCCTTCCCCATAAGCAGCTTACCCGTCTTACTATCGTTGATAGGGCAAGGGGTATTCGCTAACATCATACTGCGGAACACTATAGGGTCTTGGCACAATACAGATATAGCTGATACCTGTAACCCTAAGCCACCTACTTGCTGTGGTGCACCTAAGAGCCTAGCGTTCTTACGTCTGTTACAAGATTCATCCTGCTCCATCTTACCAGAGGATAAACCTAAGACGCTTATCTGTATCCCTGTAGAGCTAGGTAGTAAGCAACTATCGTTACCGCCACCACCCATCATCGTAGGAGCTATCGCTGACATAACAGGGGCAGCTGAACCAGCACCCGTAGCGTTGTAGTTGTTAGTTACAGTCTCCTCAGAGTTGTTACTGTCTACAGTGCTGTTCTCGTTACTCGTAGAGAAGTCACCTGTAACATCACCCGCCTGTGCAGTCATCCCCAATAACATCACGGAGATCAGGGTCACTGCACATAAGCTGTAGAGCGGCGTCTTTCTGACCGATGTATGTAAGAGTTTGTGCATCTAAGTTCCGTTGGCATTTGGCATCATTAGCCGGGCAAGAGGAAGGTAAGACCACAGATGAAGTACTACATGCAGTAGTTATACTCATACAAACCAGAAATGCAAGATTATTTAAAGTTCCCTGCCACGACATTGCGGATTTCACCCCGTGCGATACCGATGTCATGCAGTTCTTTGTCTGACATATTAGTGAGGATCCAGTAGTCTGCACGTGCTTGTTGTGCCTTTTGTAAGCTTGCTAAGAAGTCTGTGAAGGTCTTAATAATAAGTGTGAACATTGTATTTTCCTATGTTATGCCCAGCATCATTGCTAGACTTGCATAGTTATACATATGTTAGCGTTATTTACCTCTACTAAGTTTGCATACCCGCTATTCGTTATACGCCAGAGAAGGTCTCTGTTACAGTTAGGATAGTGTCTACGTGTGCTGCTGTATCAGGTGTTACTTGTATCTTATCACCAGCAGCAAGTACTAACTCAATATCAGAAAAGGTTATGTATTCACCTGCACCTAAGTTCTTACCCTCTAAGAAGTGTGACGTATATTCAGCGCTTGTTGCAGTAGCTGCTACGTACCACTCAATAGTAATATTTGTATTACCTGAGGAGTTATGGATGTGAAGATAGCTTATCTCAGCGACACAGTTATTAGGACATGTATACACATCCTCTGTAGTAGTACCAGTATTATGCCCATAGACAGAACGCCTACGAGCAGGTCTACCTTGGTGAGATAATGTAACAGCCATTACTCGTCAACCCACGCTTCATTCTCTGGGGTGTTAGGATCATCAGCAATGAGTTGACCTTTAGCGTTACGAGCACGTTTCTTACCTGGAGGAGGTGTAGCTTTCTTAGCTTTCTTCTTAGGCTTAGTAGCTACAATGTCTGCTTCCTGACAAATAGCATTGACGTTAGGGTCTTTGCTCTGAACGTTGCCATAGTTGTCTTCACCAGCAGATTGATTACCCATGGTGTCCCATACGTAGCCATGCTCATCTACACGGTAGCCCTTAGCTTCCAGTGCTTCTTTATATTTATGGTAGTATTTCATTACTTATTCTTCTTCATGTTAGTTGGTTTAGGAGCAGCCATTACCACTTCACCTTATCTGCCCAGTAAGCTGCACTCATCTTGCCCTTACTGATATTCTTTGCATGTCTAGCTTTGAATGATGCACGTTTCTTCTTCATGCGATCAGATTCACCCGCTTTAGGCTTGCCTGCTGTGGATGCTCCCTGCTCACCAAAGCGGATGAGCTTAATGGTATCACCTTCCTTGGCAAGTACGGCGTGGGATTTAGTCGGGTGTTTAGAAGTACGCTTGGGCTTGTTGTAACCTGCAAACTTCTCTCCTCTGTACTCTACAGCCATTAAGCTTTACCTGCTCTGCTATTACGAGGAAAACTACGGTTCTTAGCCTTTGTAGTTACTGCTAGGTTAGAACGCTTGTTATTCTTAGGATTACCATCCTTGTGATGTACGTCTTTGCCATCACCCTTCCTAACAGCACCACCAGCAGAGAGTTTAGCACGAGCAGAGTTACGAGATGCACGTTTCTTTACCTGAGCAGGCTTACCCTGGTAGTTAGCATACTCTTTTTTGTAGTCTCTAGCCATAGTCTCGCTCTCTATCGGGGTCTAGTACGTCTTTACGATCAAGTAGACCTTCTAAATACATCATTCGTTCTACGTAATCTAAGGTTAACTCTCTATCAGGGAAGACTTCCTGTAGGTGTGCTCTAGTGTAAAACACTTCACTACGAGGAATATGTACACGCTGGAAAGCTTTTACATCATTTGACGCTAAAGCAGAGTAAAACTCTTCTAATACGGAATCAGATGCGTATAGTTTTATTTGTTTAGACATGAATGTCAATACTTTTATTATACAAAGGGGAGAAAGTGGTACGTGCCGCAAACTAAGTATGAGGAGAGTGAGGGAGGAGAGAGTATTACTTAGAGTGTAACACGTACCAGTAGTGTAACACTTATTGTTTATACAAGTTTATATGTGTTACTTGTATATAGTGTACATTATAACTAATAATACTGTCAACCCTATAGTTAAAACTTTCTTAGTTAAAACTTAGAGAGTTATAACTTACCTATGTCCACTATCCTTTTTGTAACACTCTCTTATAGAGTAATACTCTTCTTTATTTATTACTTTACTTTAGTTTTAACTCTAAGAGTATTACTCTGTGTGCTCCTGCTCCGCAGTTATACCCATAGAAACACCCTGGTCAACCCCTAAAATGCACATACTTGTAAAGAAGTTACTAAATGTTACAACTTTATAGTAAAGTGTGATATATATGCACCATGTATACGACTAAATAAGGCAAAACTAGGGCAAAGCTAAAAACCCCGTGTGTGTATTAGTGTATATATACGTACCGCCACACCCCCCATGGCCCACGCACACCCCCCCTTTTGCTATGTTTTGTGCTACTATCACGCAAAACTAGGTGATTTATCTGTTTAAGCTGTTGTTTTATAGGTAATTCTATACTGTTACATCATCATTCGGCTCAATATAGCGTGAAATTATAGGGCGTTTTTTCATTTGTGTTTGTGATCACAAAAGCCGTGTATGAAATACCCTACCCCAACAATATGTGATCACAAATACCATACCCCTCTTTTTTGTGATCACATTTATATGCTGCATCTCTTATATAAGTAAGCTCTTATATGTCCTGGCTCTTATATAAGTAATCGCTTATATGCTACGTCTCTTCTGCACTACTATATAGCACGATAAAAACCTGGATCTTTAATGTTGCTCAAATGTCACGCTTTAAAGTTTCTGACCAGGAATTGTATTTTTTATTGTACATCTCTTTTGAAGTATGTCCTATTGATTGTAGAAAGTAACACAAAACAGAAAGAGTAAGACAATGACAAATTATGTGAGAAATATCCTTAAGACATACCGCATTGCCACAGTGTCAGACGTATCGGATGGCGTTGAATGGTACGATAGAGCAAAGCGCATGGCGGCATGGATTGCAAAAGAGACTAACATTCCAGAGACAACAGTGATCGGCGTTATGGCGGCACTATCGCCTAACAACAGATGGGAACGGAATTGCAAGGACGCTCTAACTATGTGCCAAGCGTGGATCAGTGGCGACACAACAGATGACTTCAAAGTGTCCTGCTATAACACGATGAAGCAGAAGGCGTGGTCTATCTTAGAGGATGACCTGACAACAGATGAAGACATTCTTTCCCGCCTCAATGGGCAGAAGATCCGCTCTTTCTACTCTAATATTCGTGGGCTTGATGAAGTAACTATTGATGGGCACGCATTGAATATTGCAAGGGGCAAGCGTGAAGGCCTTACATCTGACAAAACAAACATGGGCAAGAAACAGTATCGTGAATTGCAAGCCGCCTATGTAACAGCTGCCAAGCGTGTGAAAGTTAAGCCGCATGAATTGCAAGCTATCACATGGACAACATGGAAACGCATCCACAACATATAAGGCGGTGTAACATGATGGCAACACTTTTAATCTTTGCCCTATGTTTGGGCTTATCAATCGCTGGGGCTGCGTTTATGTATTTCCCACTGGACAACAACAAAGAGGATAAATGACATGGCACGACTAGACATAGACACAACCACGCTGGACGTAGCGGCACGGGCTTTAGCTAAATTCAAGCTTGACTACCCCGACAGGATTACTATTTGGGTAGAAGCAGAAGAAGGCCAGCTGGATATCAAAATTGGCAGTACAGCAAAGCGCAGGAACGAAGGCGGAATGCGTCATCACATATATTTTCACAAGACAGATGGACTGATGGAGGTTTAAACAATGATCTACGCTATCGCAGACGTACCACACGCAGATTATGACAACTATGACACCCTGAATAAACTCTTTCACGCATTGTCACCGCATGGCTGGGAGCATAGCTCGTGGAAGAATGACACTTGCCCGTCACTGCTCAAAGAGGAACGGCATGGCAATTATTGTCAGGTATTCGTGGACTATGTAGACCCTGCCATGCGGGAAGATCCAGAGTGGAGCTTACTATCATACAACTGCTATGACGCAGAGGGTATGATGACATTTCATGAGGAGTTTGACAATGTGGACAAGCTCATAATCTATCTAACAAAGAAGGTGACATCATGACCATTGGGACACTAGACCAAGAAGTGTGCGATATGTTTGACACAACCAACAAGACACTCGCACAGGTAGCAAGACACTTCCACCTGACTGAGCAGGAGGTAAAGAACATATTGCTGGACGTTACTGATGAACAGGCGACAGCATTGCAAAGAGAGAGAGGATATTGAGATGAATGTTCTAAGCTTATTTGATGGTATGTCCTGTGGTCAGATTGCACTTGACCAGCTGGGCATCAAGGTAGAAAACTATTTCGCTGCGGAGATTGACAAGTATGCAATCAAGGTGGCTCAAGCCAACTACCCTGACATGATACACCTTGGCGATGTGCGTAACGTACAGACCTCTGGCGATCACCTGATGGATGACTTTGACTGTGGACACAAAATTGACTTACTGATCGGCGGCTCACCATGCCAAGGCTTCAGCTTTGCAGGTAAGCAACTCAACTTTGATGACCCACGCAGTAAGTTATTCTTTGAGTATGTCAGACTTCTCAAGGCTCTCAAGCCCAAGTATTTCCTGCTGGAGAATGTCAGGATGAAGAAGGAGAGCATGGAAGTTATCACTGAGATGCTGGGCGTTGAGCCTGTGGCAATCAACAGCAACCTAGTGTCAGCACAGAACAGACACCGCCTATACTGGACTAACATCCCTATGGATGGCATCCCAGAGGATCGTGGTATTGTATTGTCTGACATCTTAGAGGATGGTTGCACAGACAGGGACAAGTTACACTGTATTGACGCCAACTATTTCAAGGGCGGAAACCTCAAGTCATACTTTGAGAAGCACCGCAGACAGTTAGTCTTTAGCACAGATGGTATGTGCCATGTTGGTGATGCTGATCTCAAGGGACATGGCTACAACAAACGAGTGTATCACCCTGCGGGTAAAGGGCCAAGCCTGTGCGCTAGTAGCGGTGGCAACCTTGAGCCTAAGACATACGTTGACCCTGACGCATGGCGCAAGCTAACACCCTTAGAGTGTGAACGCTTACAGACTGTGCCAGAGGGCTACACTGCACACGTTAGTAACACGCAGCGGTATCGTATGCTGGGCAATGGATGGACAGTAGAAGTAATCAAACACATCATGAAAGGAATGGCGTAATGCCTAGGACAATCAAACTAAAACTTACACGCACAGACACTTGGTATCCAGAGTATGAAGTGCCTGACCATGTAAAGGATGAGGACATATATGAGCACATCTTTGAAGAAAATCCCGCTTCTGTGTTTGATGAGATGTGCAACAAGCACACGCTAGATACTGAACTAAATTTAGATGAAATACTGGAGGACTGAACAATGTATACGCTAGAACTAACATCAAGCCAGCTATTCATGCTGAAGGAAATGATTGACAATGACATTGACATGTCCGGCATGGATGCACCAGACTACACTGACATAGATGTCATGCAATACTATCTGGATCGTTGCACAGTGTATAACTTAGTGATAGAGGAGTTGTCGTAATGACTAAGTACCATGTAAGTATTACCATATACAACTCGTTTGAGGTTGAGGCTGATAATGAAGAACAGGCAGAACAAATAGTGCGTGAACTATCAGTGCATGACACATTAGACTGCGCAGACTACAACATAAACTATGTAGAGGAAATAGAGACATGATCCGCATCATAATCACCAGCAAGATAACGCACAAACCCTTGTGCTATCACACAGTGACAGACATGAGGGAGGCAGACAGACTGGCTGCTACTTACAGCCGCATGGAAGGTATCAAAACAGAGATAAGGGTAACAGAATGAAGAAGAACTATCGTACCGCATATGATCAACTCAAGAAACTAGGCGTCACAGTCTATGAGGATGACGATGGCTTCCGCATCTCAGGTGAGGACAACTACCCAGAGGTGTGGGCTGACTACTACTGTGAGTTTGGTGGCACTGTCTTGGATGACTTTGGTGTCAACCACAAGATCAATGCTATCCTGGAAAAGCAGGGGCTATTCGCTGAGTGGGAGAACACTGGCGTCCTAGGTGTTGCTGAAATGTAACGTGACATAATGGTAACATTGACGCAGCCGAATACAATTACTAATCTATAAATGTCTAACAAAGGAGAGAGACATGACTAACACACAAAACTCTAAGATCATCACACACCTTCGTGCAACCAAGGGTCTGACCCAGCGTGAGGCTATGCTGGACTACAGCATCCAGTCATTCACTAAGCGTATCTCTGAGCTACGCAAGTCAGGCTACCGCATTGATGGCGTTAAGGGTAAGCACCCTGTGACAGGTCAGCAGTACACACGCTATGTGCTTATTGAGGAGACAGCGTAATGATAGCCAGTAAAGCAATCAAGGTTTACAAGAACACATACGTCAATCAGCATGAGGAGTTTGTATCTACAGTGTTCACACCATACGATGCCCATCGTCTACGAGCTAAACTATTTGAGGACAACAAGGTGCATCGTATAACCATGAAGAGCGTTAAGAATACTGTTCTGAAAAGCTATAGATCATGATAGGAGAGATACTAAGATCACTAGTAGGCTTGTACGTCCTAGCACCCTTTCTTTACCTAGGCTACGTCTATATAAACCCTTAAACTACAGGAGAGAGAAATGAATATCCCCAAGGCATCAGCCACACTACAAGAGATCGTAGACTTCTATGCCAAGTCACCTGCGTTTGCTAGGTTGGCAGCTACGACACAGAAGGACTACGATACTCAACTGGCTGCGGTGTGTAGCACAGTAGTGGAGGGCAAGCGCCTTGGGGCGTATCGCCATAAGAGTATCAAGGTACGTCACCTTACTCAGGCTTATGAAAGCTGGCTATCCGTTGGTGTTCGCACTGCTAACTATCGTAAGTCTGTTCTGTCTGTAGCATGGAAACATTCAATGAGACATGACGTAATGACGCACGATCCAGTGGCTCTATTAGAAACCAAGTCTGGTCAACCACGGCGTGTACTATGGAGCAGAGATCAAGTACAGACATTCCTTTCCACAGCTTATGGTGACTTCCGCTGGCGCAGCATTGGGCTGATTGTTCACATGGCTTACGATTGGGGGCAGCGTGTTGGTGATATGCGTGTTCTCCAGTGGGACAAGCTAGACTTAACTCAGTGCCGCATGGACTTAACACAGAGCAAGCGCAACGCAGAGATACACCTTCCTATCTCTAAGGGTTTGTGTGATATGCTGCGACAGCAAAAGAAAGACTTTGGGTTCCAGGACTACGTTGCGCCTCGTGTAAAGCCAAGGGCGGGGGCGTACTCACCCTACGATAAAGTAGAAATAGGTATCATTATCAATGAGGTACTCAAGGAAGCTAATCTACCTATGACACTCACAGCTATGGACTTACGGCGTACCGCTGTCACAGAGATGATGGAGGGTGGCGCAGACTTAGCAGGTATCATGCAGGTAACAGGACACAAGGAAGTTGGATCAGTAAAGCCTTACATGGTCAACACATTCAGTGGTGCATCCAAGGCACTAGCAGCGAGAGGTAAAGATGACGATGAACATTCGTAAATACTTAGACAGCCTCGACTTAAAAGAGGATGAGAGCAGACGTATGAACTGCCCATCCTGCCATAGCAGGAACACATTTACTGTCACCAAAGAGATGGGGCTAATCAAGTACAACTGCTATAAGCTAAACTGTAGCATTGGCGGGTATCATCACACTGACCTTACAGCAGCAGAGATAAAAATCCTCATGGCTAAACAAGAGAAGCCTATGCAGATGGAGCCTGAGACTATGGAGATACCTGAATATGTGGTACAGCCTACAGCAGAGCATGATAAGTTTCACAGGTTCACTAAACGCTGGGGTATCGTAGATAGACGCCTACTCTATGATGTTAAGGATGAACGTGTTGTATTCCCGATACACTACAAAGGGCGCATCATTGATGCTAATGGACGTGCAGTGGGCGATAAGCTGCCTAAGTGGTATCGCTATACAGGTAAGGCAGACTACTACACTGTAGGGACGGGTTCAACACTTCTAGTATTAGAGGATTGTGTGTCAGCTATGGTTGCTTATCAGGAGTTTCCTAACGTGACAGCCATGGCTATCCTAGGCACAGCCCTTACGTCTGCACACATGGATAAAATAAGCCAGTATGACAATGTTATTGTAGCACTAGATCCTGATGCTGCACACAAGACTTTGCAGTTTAGTAGAGAGATAGCACTATGGACCAATGCAAATTGTTTAGCCTTTAGACTTGACGATGACATCAAATATAGGCTAACTGATGACCTAGAACGATTAAAGGAATTACTATCATGAACGATCTTAAAGATTTCCTTAAAGAGATGGGCCTAGAGAGTGTCCACCCTAAGCCAAGCGCAGAGAAGCCTGACTATATGCAGCCAGGATATTATGTAGATCCACGAAACAAGTACGGTGAGGTTCCATTTTAATGATTAGTGAGAACCAACTAGAACTGTTTGAAAAGGTTGTAGAGCATTACGAAGATGGACTTGAGTGTAATAACTGTGGTGTAGTACAACCTGTTGAGAAATTTCAGCACATGGTATCAGGTGAGATAAAAAGAAAGTGCCGCACTTGTGCTAGGGAGCAATCCAATCTGGTTAAATATTTAAAGAAGTTGCACCCGTATCCTGACGACAGTTACACTTGTCCCATATGTGATCGCAGCATTGATCAGATAGGAAAGAAGGGACAGAAGAGATTACAGAATTGGGTACTTGATCACTGCCACGATACAGAAACGTATAGAGGTTGGCTGTGTCATCATTGCAATACAGGACTGGGTGCATTCAAAGATGACATCAATAGAATTAGAAATGCCGTAGCGTACCTACAAAAACATGAGGAGATAGCACATGATTGAAGCAACTTACATTACCCACATGGGTAGTGACTTGACCGTAGCTAACGCTGCACGAGTGTCATTTGGTAAGAAATCTGAGATGGAAGACGATCCTTGGGGGCCACCAAAGCTCAAGGCTAAGGATGATAAGCTCATTCGCTACCTAGCCAAGCACAAGCACATCAGTCCATTCGGACATTGCTTCGCAAGCTTCCACGTCAAGGCTCCAATCTTTGTAGCACGGCAGCTAGTCAAGCATAAGTTCTTGAGATGGAACGAGATTTCTAGGCGCTACGTGGATGATGAGCCAGAGTTTTATGTACCTGACGTGTGGCGAGGGCGCAGTGCTGACAAGAAGCAAGGTAGTGATGGTGTCGTTGATGTAGGTGACTGGGGTGATACTAACTGGGCATGTCTCAAAGCCTACAAAGATCTTCTTGAGCATGGTGTAGCACCAGAGCAAGCCCGTATGGTACTGCCACAGTCTACTATGACTGAGTGGTACTGGTCAGGTAGCTTAGATGCCTTCGCTGATATGTGTAACCTACGCTGCAAGCGTGACACACAGGCAGAGACACGAGAGGTAGCTGCCCAGATAGACCATAAGATGATTGAGCTATTCCCTGTGTCATGGGATGCACTAACGGAGGATGAAGATGACTAAACTGTATGACTTAGAGCAAATGATAATGGACTGCTGGCATGTATGCGATGACCTACAGGTAGTGTTCAAACAGATAGGTGACGGTGAACGTGAGCCTACACAAGACGAACTGATGAACGCCCTGCTTGGTATGCAGCAAGTGTACCAGTGGAAGTTTGAGCAGTTGTTCAACAAGTATGAGGATGTACTCCGTGACAGACAATGAGTGGCCTTTAGAGGCAGACTTTAGTGACATAAGACCTATGACACCAGAGGAACGTAAGGCATCCCAAGAACGTGATGAAAAGAATAAGTGGCGCAAGTGTGTCAGCTGTGGTAATGCAAGCAAGGACACATGGTGTGGCTTCTGTCTGGAGGAAGAATGATTCGTAGTGAATGGAAACGTTTGATGAAAGAGAACCAGGACTTTAAGGAGAGTGTATTGGCTGAGCATAATAGAATAGAACCGCCTGTTACGGCAGCGGATAATGTCAACAACCCAGCGCACTATGGTAAGGGTAGCATTGAGTGCATTGACTACATTGAAGACTTCCTCACCACAGAGGAATACATAGGCTACCTGCGTGGTAACATAGCTAAGTACCTACACCGCTGGCGTTACAAGAACAAACAAGAGGATCTACTCAAGTCACAGTGGTACTTGGATCGTCTGATAAAGCTAGATGGAAAGGATAAGACATGATACCTATAGGTCAATTACGTTTGTTACTAACCAAGGCAGGGCTTGAGTATGTCATCACCCGTGTGGAAGGTAACGTAGCTCACGTTAACATTCTTGTAGCGGAGCAACCTGATGTACACAGTTGAGTTTGAATCAGACGCTGCTGTAATCACAACCCTAGACCAGGATGACATGCACGAGGATGTGGAAGTCATCTTAGGTGATGATGGTGATGTATATATCCGACAGTTTGAACCAGACATGGACTGTTACCAGATGGTTATCATGAGCCATCAGCAACTCATTGATATTATGGCAGCATACAACAGTAAAGAAGGGGCTTTCTACATATCATTTGAGAGGCCACAAGTATGAATGAACTAGGACAAGGGTTTTTCGCTGGCGTATTCGCAATGTATGTGTTAGCCCTACCCTTACTATACCATATGGTAGAGCCAGAGGATGAGGAGATGGATAACTCTGGCCCTATCAAGTTTGCTTTCCTGTGGCCTTTGATTGCACTGGAAGTATTATATCGTATCTTTGTAGGAGAGAAAGACAATGATGGAACTGGCACTAATTAAGACGTTACTTAACCGTGACTTCTATGAACAACACAAGGGCATTCGCTGCCCTGATAAGATCTTCACTAAGGATGTACGCAAGATCAAGCAGGCACTAGATGCTGCTATGCGTAAATATGAGGGTGATCTAAACACGTCAGACCTAGAGGCTTTGTTCTACTCACAGAACCAGACGATGACAACCGCTACTAAAACTGCCTATGAAGATCTCTTTCGCAAGATAAATAAAGAAGACACTATCAAAGAGGATATCGCTACAGACGTACTTGGCAGTATGTTTCAGCAGTATGTAGGTGAGCAGGTAGCCAACCTAGGCTTTGACTTCGTTAACGGCACACAGACCAGCCTAGAGCCTCTCAGACGTATGCTTGAGAACTACAAGGATGACTTCACCCCCAACCTTCGTATTGAGTGGGAAGACATCAGCATCGACACACTACTCAAGGCAAACGATCTACAGACACAATGGAAGTTTAATATCCCTAGCCTACGCCGCAAGGTAGAGGGTGTCAGTGGTGGTCACTTACTGTTGGTAGGCGCACGTCCTAACACAGGTAAGACATCCTTCCATGCTTCTCTCATTGCTGGACCTGAGGGTTGGGCGCACCAAGGCGCTAAGTGTGTTGTGCTATGTAATGAGGAAGCGTATGAGCGTGTAGGAGCACGTTACTTGAGTGCCGCCTCTAACATGTCCATGGATGAGGTTAAGGCTAACGTAGCCCTTGCTCGTAGCCGCTATGAACCTGTCAGGAAGAACATTCGCATCAAGGACAGCACCAACAAGGATATGCAGTGGGTTGAGTCTCTGGTTAAGCAAGAGCGTCCCGACATACTGATCCTGGATATGGGTGATAAGTTTGCCAGTAAGACTAGCGATAAGTCCGATGTGTACCTAAAAGATGCGGCTATCTATGCTCGTAACATTGCCAAGCAATACAACTGTTGTGTTGTATGGATGTCACAGCTGAGTGCTGTAGCAGAGGGTAAGGTATATGTAGACCAATCCATGATGGAAGGCAGTAAGACAGGTAAAGCAGCAGAGGCAGACCTTATGGTTCTGATCTCTAAGAACCCCATTGTTGAGGGTGCTGATGAAGAAGATACACAACGGCACTTGAATATAGCTAAGAATAAGCTTAAGGGTGGTTGGCACGGTGTAGTACACTGTGAGTTAGACGGGGCGAGATCACTATATCAAGCCTAGAGGAGAGAGAGATGAGACTTGTACTAGACGTTGAGAACACAACAAACAGGCGTAGGGATAAGCTACACCTAGACCCATATGAGGAGGGTAACTTCCTTGTGCAAGTCGGTATGCAGAACGCAGATAATCACGAAGAGTTACATATTGTAACATTAGATCACGTTGAGAAGAAAGACACTAGTGGTGCTGGGCGTAAGCTAATTCAACAAATCTTAGACATGACTACTCTTCTCATCATGCACAATGCGCAGCACGATCTGATGTGGCTATGGGAATGTGGCTTTAAGTATGACGGGCCTATCTATGACACCATGCTTGCAGAGTATATTCTACTGCGTGGTCAGAAGGAGCCGTTAAGCTTAGAAGCATGTGCAGAGAGACGCAACCTTAACGCTCAGAAGGATGACACCCTTAAGCGTTACTTTAAGGAAGGGTATAATACAAATGAGATTCCTCTCAGTGAGCTTTGCTTTTATCTTAGGTGCGATCTCGACACAACTCGTGAGTTGTTCCACAGCATTGAGGCAGACTACGGTGAACCCGATTCAGCCAGTCTACACACCGTTAGAGACGTTACCTTCAGAACCTGTCAAACCCTTACCCGAATGTACATGTCAGGAATCAGGGTGGATCGTACAGCCTTAGATGATGTACGCTTACAGTTTGAACGTGAGAAGGCAGACATTGAGGATCGGCTACAGCATAAGGTGCGTGAGATAATGGGTGACACACCTATCAATCTTAACTCACCAGAGCAGATGTCTCAGGTGGTCTTCTCTCGTAAGGTTAACAACAAGAAAGAGTGGGCTGACTTGTTTGAGCATGTGCGTGACAAGAAGGAGTTTAAGCAGGCTGTAGAAGCTAACAGTACTATCATAAAACGTACAAAAGCTTTTACCTGTCCTACATGTGAGGGTACAGGTAAGACTTACAAGATCAAAAAGGATGGCACTAAGTTTGCTAAACCTAACAAGTGTAAGGACTGTGATGCTCGTGGCTACGGCTTGAAAGAGCTTAATCATATAGCTGGTCTAGGCTTTGGTGCGCCAAGCAAGAAGTGGGTAAGTGCTAACGGGTTTAGTACAGGGAAGGATAACTTAGATGTACTTGTGGGAACTGCTAAAACGAACAATATGGATGCTGCTGTTGAGTTTCTTACTGACCTTAAGCGTCTTTCTGCTGTTAGTAGCTACCTCTCTAGTTTTGTGGAAGGTATCGACACCTTCACCAAGTCAGACGGATTCCTGCATGTGGGACTCACTCAGCATATTACCAGTACAGGTAGATTTTCTGGAAGAAACCCCAACATGCAAAACATGCCAAGAGGCGGGACGTTTCCCGTAAAGAAAGTGTTTGTGTCTCGCTGGGATGGCGGCTACATCTGTGAGGCTGACTTTGCTCAACTTGAATTTAGAACGGCTGCATACTTGGCTCAGGATGAAGTTGCTATGGAAGAGATCAACACGGGCTTTGACGTACACAGCTATACTGCACAGGTTATCTCTGATGCAGGACAGCCTACGTCACGTCAGGAAGCCAAGGCTCATACCTTTGCACCTCTCTTTGGTGCTACAGGTTATGGCAGATCTAAGGCAGAGGAAGCCTACTACATCCACTTCAATGAGAAGTATCAGGGTGTAGCTAACTGGCACAAGAACTTAGCTGATGAAGCTGTACGGTTTAACAAGATTACTAATGTGTCAGGGCGGCAGTACGCATTCCCTGATGTTAAGCGCAACGCTCGTGGTGGTGTATCACACTTCACCATGATTAAGAACTATCCAGTGCAGGGTTTTGCTACTGGTGATGTTGTTCCTGTTGTGCTAATTGAACTGGAGGAGCGGTTGAAGGGGCTACAATCTTGCTTAGTGAATACTGTTCACGACTCAACGGTTATAGACATTCACCCAGAGGAGAAGGAGACAGTGTTAAGTATTATAGAAGACATGAATGAGGGCTTGACAGACTTAATTGAGAAAGCCTATAACGTAAAAATGAATGTGCCTCTATTATTAGAATCTAAAATCGGGCCGAATTGGCTTGACGTAAGAGACGTATGAGGTATAACTAAGACTCTTTTTGACTGTAGTAAAGGATATACAGATGAGTACAGAACTAGCAACAACAGGTTGGGTAGACCCATTAGCAGAGCTAATAGGTGAACCTAGACCACAGACACAATCACGATCTTCTCTGGCTCGTGTTAACGTGTTGAGTACAGCCATTAAAGGCGAGAAAGAATTTGGTGGTGAGAAGATCAAGACAGACGTTGTACCTGTTGGGTCTTACAAGATCACACTTGGTGATAATGTCTTCTATGCAAAAAGCGTAGAGGTTCGTATAATCACGCATCGCTTTCAGTTTCAGCGGTGGAATGCTTCATCTAATGAGATGGAGAAGTCCGTTATGAGTCGTTCTACTTACAGCGACTTAAAGGATAGCACTGGTGGCTTTAACTTAGGCCGTCCCTCTGGTTACATTCAGGATTGGAACGCACTACCTGAAGCTACTAAGGAGATTATTCGCTCAGCTAAACGTGTGAAGATCTTCATGGGTACACTTACAGTTAAAGCTCCTCTTGATGATGCAGGACAACCTACTGCTGGTGAGTATGTTGATATCCCATTCGTTATGGATGTTAAAAATAACGATAGCCTCAAGAGCCTTGCAGCTACTGAAAAAGCTATTGAGCGCAAGAACGTCAAAACTCACATGGCTAAGGTTATCCTTAGTGGTGCAGAGGCTTCTATTCCTACAGGTGCTATCTATGGCTACATTACTTCTTCTGTAGGAGAGATTGTACAGGAGTCAGACGAAGACACTGCAGCTATGAGGAAAGTAGCTTCAGACTTCTTGGATTATGTCAGCTACTCAAATGGTAAGATCATGGATCTACACATTGAGCGTTCCAATACAAGTATGAGCAAGGAAGATGCAGCACTTGTAGGTTCTATTATTGATGTAGAAGAGGCACCATACTAATGACTCATCCTGCAGAGATAGCTGTTTTCTCTTTCTTGCAGAAGGCTATGGCTGGTGAGACTACTATGACAGAGGAGGTGGCTAAACAAGTCGCCTCCGATGTTGAGGCTGCTTTGTATAAGCAATTCTCAGGTGGTCCTCGTGATGATTTTCGCTTACGGATGTCTAATATCGGTAGGCCTAAGTGTCAGCTATGGTTTGACAAGAATGACCCAGAAGACAAGACACCTTTCCCTCCACACTTCCTGATGAACATGATCCTTGGCGATATAGTTGAGGCTGTGTTTAAGGGTATCCTACGTTCAGCAGGCATAGAGTTTGAGGATAACAAGCGTGTTACTCTCAAGCTACCTCATGGTCAGGAGATCAAGGGTGAGTATGACATGGAGATGGATGGGCGCATTGACGATGTTAAGTCTGCCTCGCCTTGGTCCTATGATAACAAGTTTGCATCCTTTGGTTCACTCGCCTACAAGGATGGCTTTGGCTATGTAGCACAGCTTGTGGGCTACGCAGAGGCCGCTGGAAAGGATGTAGGTGGCTGGTGGGTAGTCAACAAAGCAAATGGTCAATTCAAGTATGTGGACGCCTCTGAGGATGTAGACAAGGAGGCAGTTCTAGCCGACATTCAAGCTACCGTAGACTACATTGATAACGATGAACCGTTTGAGCGTTGCTTTGAGCCTGTAGAGGAATCCTTCTACCGTAAGAAGACAGGCAACTGGGTGCTACCTGATGACTGTAAATTCTGTAGCTTTAAACATAAGTGTCATGACAACTTTGAGACACGCCCAAGCATCCCAAGTAAATCCAAAAACCCGCAACTTGTGGACTACACTTACATTGCACCTGAGTATGTAGATGCCTAGAAAGCATAACTCTCGCACATATCGCAGTGGCCTTGAAGTTGAGGCCGCTGCATACCTCAAGGATAGGCAGAAGATTGTAGCCTATGAAAAGCTAAAGATAGAGTGGGAGGATCTAAAGTATCGTACATACACACCAGACTTTGAGCTAGATAATGGTATTATTATTGAGCTGAAGGGGTTGTTTTCTGCTGCAGATAGACGTAAACATATAGAGATACAGCGTCAGCATCCTACACTAGATATTCGTTTTGTATTTAGTAATGCTAATTCAAGGCTTTACAAAGGAGCCAAGAGTAGGTACTGCGATTGGTGCGATCAAAAGGGTTTCCTCTGGGCTAATCGTGTGATACCAGAAGAGTGGCTCAAAGAGAAAGGCAAGCGAATGAAAGAGCAACGTGTCAAAGTTAAGAGGAGAGAGTAGTGGCTTATGAGATTAAACCTGGTGACGTAGCTATTGTATTATCTCCTGTCGTTGAGGACGGTGAGTGGACTGGCAGTATCAAGACTGGCATGGTCTTTGGTTCGGCTGGTTCAGAGGATGGCATGAGGGCTGCTCTTGATGAGGCACTCACTATGTCTGCAGCACAGCAGTTCTTAGAGCTTTACCCTGATGCTTGGGAAGACTTTGCAGATCTACGGCAGGGTATTATTCAAGAGATGTTTCCCGATCAGTATGCAGAAGCAGAACAAGAGCAAGCAGAAGCTACAGCGTATGAAGTAGAGGATAATGTAGTTACACTTACACGCTGGTCTAAGACACAGGGAAGCGCATGAAGAAGTTTAGTGTTACTTTTGTTATGAAGGTTGATAAGAATAATAACATACTATCATCCTACGAAGACAGTCATGAGCAAGACATTCATGACTTGATTACAGATGTTATCTATGATGTAGATGATGTGGAGATTGAGAACTTAAACGTCAAGGAGAGACAATGATTACACAAGAAGATATAGATGCGTTTGCTGCTATGACTAATGTTGATACCCAAGAGTACTCTTATTGGGTAGAAGATAAAATTGTCACAGAAGGAGATGACAGACTTGTTGAAAACATTTTAGGTTTGGTTGGTGAGGCAGGTGAAGTAGCTGAGAAGATTAAGAAATACCGTAGGGATAACACTAAGATCAATAAGGAAGACATCGTTAAAGAGTTAGGAGATGTTGTGTTCTACGCTACAGCCCTAGCTAATTACTTTTACAGTGATCTGACAGACGTACTGCAAACTAATATGGACAAACTAAACAGCCGTGCAAGACGTGGCGTTATTAAAGGATCAGGTGACAACCGATGAGCAATCAACTACCAACAGACTATCAAGCATTCATTCACAAGTCACGCTACGCCAAGTACTTTGACGGCGAAGGCCGTGAGTCATGGGGTAAGACAGTAAGCCGCTACATGGATAACGTAGTGCGCCGTGTGACAGGTGACAACTCTTACATCAACGACATTGAGCAGGCTATCCTTGGTCAAGAGATCATGCCCTCCATGAGAGCTATGATGACAGCTGGGCCAGCGCTTGATCGTGACAACACTGCAGGCTACAACTGTAGCTACCTACCCGTAGATGACCCTAAGTCCTTTGATGAGGCTATGTACATCCTCCTCTGCGGCACTGGTGTCGGGTTCAGTGTCGAGCGCCAGTTCATCAGCAAGCTCCCAGAAGTGCCTGAGTTGTATGAGAGTGAGTCTGTCGTTGTCGTTAAGGACAGTAAGGAAGGGTGGGCTAAGGGGTTCCGTCAAGTTCTTGCACTCCTTTGGGCTGGTGAGATTCCTAAGTGGGACGTATCTCAGGTACGCCCTGCAGGTGCAAGGCTAAAGACATT